TGATGAAAGAACTTGTGAAGTTATTGCAATGGGTATGATGAGAATGGCTCTGACTGACCCTCAGTATGTTTATGATTTAGGAATAGAGGCTCTAGAAGAAGAAGAGATATTAGAAAGTAATAATCCTGTTCTTAAAGGTAATGGTAAACATGATGATACTAATATTATTGATATCTTAGAGTATATTAAATTTAAAAATAATAGTGGTAAATTAAATTAATGAGTAAAGATAATTTCAATAACTCTGATGATAATAATATCAGAAAGAAGTTTGATTTAGATTTACAATATGGGAAGATGCGTGAAAAGAAAATTCACGATATGTTTTTTAAGAAAAAATTTGAGATAAAGTCAGAGAGAGATTGGTGGCAGAAGACAGGGAACATTGCTATTGAAGTACAATGTTATGATAAGCCCAGTGGGATATCAGTTACCAAAGCTGATTATTGGATGCACGTCTTAACAGATGGTGATGAAGAATACTGTACTTTAGTTTTTAAAGTAAGCACTGTTAAGAAACTGGTAAAGAAATACAAAAATAAAAATGTATTTGGCGGAGACCATCGAAAGTCTAAATTTGTTTTAGTTCCGTTAAAAGAATTGTTTGTGTTGGAGAACATAAAAAATGGATAAAATAAATCCAAATTACTATAAAGCTAAGACCATAGAAACTATTGAAGCAATACGTTCTCAGTTATCTACTGATGAGTTTCGGGGTTATTTAAAAGGTCAAGTTTGGAAATATTTATCTCGTCACAGAGAAAAGAATGGTTTTGAGGACTTGCAGAAAGCAAAGTGGTATATGGACTACCTAATTGAGTTCGAAAGAGAGATAGGTGAAGGCGACATCATTAAAAACTAGGAGGTTATATGTCAACTAACAATTATATAATAAGTGGTGAACAAGTTCAGTTTTTACTGAGATACTTATTTACTAGACCTTACGGAGAAGTCATAAAGCTAATAGAAATATTAGGTCAATTGAGGGAACTCGATGAAAAAGTTAATGCGGACTTCATCTCGAAAAAACAAAGTAAGTAGTAACTTAGCTACTATTCACGTTAACCTAGATAAATCAGGAGAGATTAAATTAGATTTAGATTATATTAAACCTGCTTTATTAATAGAAACATTCAAAAAGAAATTTCCTAATTATGAAAACTCCGTATTATTATCTTCTATTATTTACGATACTATATCTGCTTATGAGGATTTATACGACAGGATTCAAAACACTATCAATATGAATTAGATATCTCGCATCTCCATACTTAAGGCTCTTGCCCTGTTGGGTGTTTGACGATACCATCTTGAACGCAACATCTCATTCGCTGCATCAGGGTAATTGCCTTCTTTTAAATATCTAATCATATTTCTAAATTTAGATACCCCGGCAAATCCCATTTGGAAAATCATTTCACAGATAATACCTTTTGCTTTGACAGGTAAATCTAAATCATTTTCTATACAGAACTTTTCCATTAAGTTCCATGCTTTATCAAAATCTTCTTCAAAGATTCTATCCCATCCTTCTTTATCTTTAGGGGCTTCCTCTCCGGGTAACATCTTATGACCATACCCTCCTGTTTTAAATCCTAAAGTATCAATATAAGTATCTAGTCTATATCCTTCATGCTGTTTTATTCTATCTTTTAATGCATCTTTAATTATATCCGACATCAATCCTCCTAAACTATTTAGTAATTTTTTTAGATTTCTCAAACGTACGTAGACCTGCCATGCCTAAAAGTGCCATGACTAAAGGCATTAATTGTTCCATGTCCATACTTGGTAGTGGTTGTGTCTGTACTTCAAACACTGCTAGAAAGAACATGATAAAATTTTTAAGGACAAATTCCCAAAAAATGGATATTGCTGCACTAAATCCAATGAGGGGTCTCCAAGAACGCTGCAATATACCTGAAATATCTGTAGCTGTAGATTGAGCATCTGCTATATTGACCTCAATTTGTTTTGCATTAATTTCATTTTCTAATTCCTGTAATCTTATTTTTATTTTTCCTCTTTCTTCATCTGATACATGAACACTGTCGATAACTTTACCCACAGTTTCTACTAGACTTCCACCTAATAATTTACTTAACATTTTATACTCCTGTTCTATTTATTACAGATTCGTAATACTCTAACCATTCCTTTTCACTCCAGCAAGTCATTTCCTGATACTCAATTCCTCTATATGAAAATTGGTTATTTACTGATTGCTCCAATAATTCTCTTTTAGCTTTTACAAATACGTGGCAAGTATTCTCATCTATAAAATCTAGATAAGTATACTTATATAATGTAGGATTATTCTCTCCTGTAAAAAATATTATTAATATGAGAACATATTTCATTAATCTATTTTGAAAGAATCGTTGATTAAAATATCAGCTATTTTTTTCTTATCCTCTGTAATATCCCCTTTTAGATTTTTCTCAATAACATCAGTTGTTAAATCCTTAATTTTATTTTTAAGTTTAAGAATAATTCTATCGGCATTATATCCCTGACCTACAGAGTAATCGATATATTCATCGGGTATTCCTCCGCCTTTTAACATAGAGATAGCAGCATATTCTGTCCAATCCTCATCTTTCATTGCTGTTCTATTCTTCATTTTAGTTAAATGCCATAAAGCTTTATTAAGATAAGCTTCTTCTAAAGAATAAGTAGAAAATAGTCTACGATACCAATCATTTAAATCTCTGTTTACTTTGGCTCTAACTTTTTGACCTGCTCCTACAATAACCGTACCATTGTTTCCTGTTTCTGCATCTTTTAAATATTCAACAATAGTTTCTCCTTCTATTTGAGCATTATAGTACGCTTCAATAACAGGTTTTAAGATATTAGGTGCATAAGATGTGTGAAATAATATTTTATCTCCTTCTGTTTCAATATCTTCTAATTTTTTAGAAACATAATTCTTTGTTGCGGTTGAAATATTTAAAGCTAATTGTACACCTGCAGGCATTTGAAATATAGCATCAATACCTACACTGGTAGGGGCAGCTAAAGTAGCAGTTAAATCTGCATTTAAGACTGCTGAGGGTACACCAAACAATAAGTAAGGATGAAATTCATTTTCATATAACCAGTCAGATAAAGTAGGTATTCTTTGGTCTTTATCTAATATTCCTATTTTTCTTAAAATAGCACCTGCCGATTTATCTAATTGAGATAATAAGAAATCCGCACTCTCTATACCAATAACTCCATACATACCTGCAGTAAATATCATACTAGCAGTAAAAGAGGCTACAGGACCAATATCTCCTGTTTTTTGAGTAGTTCTAACGTGTTCTACCATTTGTGCTAAATAATTATGTTGGAATGTTTTAAATAAACCAAAGGTACGACCTGCTGTTCTGCCAAATAATCCTGAGGATGTGTACAACATAGGTCTTTGAGTAGCATTATATTCAACCATATAGGTATCAGATAATTGCCATGCTCTATCCTTAGCCATTTTATGAGACATCCCACCTTCTCTTAAGGAATGATAAAACATTAAAGTAGCGTTCATACGAGAGAACTGTTCTAGTCTGCCTGAAAAACCTTTACCTGTTATTGCTCCTATAAATTTATCAAATTTTTCAAAAGACTTACCACGGATAGCAGTATTAAATTCATTTAAAAACTGTGCAGATATATTTCTATTTTTTACAGCTTCTTGAATTACTTCTTTTGCTTCTTTGCTAGGAGCAATTAAATCTTTTTGAGACTTAAAGAAAGCTTCCATAGGTGAGCCACCTTCTCCAATGGCTCTCATTCTTGATAGCTGAGGAAGTATCATTTGATAAGGCTGAATAACCTGTGCCAAAGCAAATCTCATGTTATACATAAGGAGTCTTGTAGTTAAAGTAAAAGAGTTTACATTATCAACAAATCTATCAATACCATTTGCACCTAAAAATTTACCTAAAGTTTTTTCTAGTGCTAAATCTACAGGATGGGTTTTACCATCTGCTTTTTTTAGAGCAGTAAAGTCTCCAGAGAAAACAGAATTATAATATCTGTTTACTAATTCAATACTATTAGAATAATGCTTACTAATATTTCTATCCATTGTTAAATCTTTAAGTTCTCTTCTTAACTTAATTTGATGACCACTTCTAATTGCACCTTGAATATAAGCCATGTATCCTCTAACAAACTCAGAAGTATTTTTTAATCTAGCAATAGATTCAGGCACACCTAAATCTTTATATAGTTTTGCATTACCTCCTAAATAACCACTAACAAATTTTTGTTTACGTGGCATTTTATGAATATTAAATCCTGTTTTAATATAATTTGCTTCCCAAGCATCTCTAACTTCTTTTGCTAAACTTTTATTATTTCTTAAGAAAACCATAGTTTCTGCAAAAGCAGATACAGTCATATCCCCTGTATGCTGAGCAGCTTCTGTTTTAGTTTTTACATCACCTAGTTTCTTTTCAATAGCTTTCTGTATTATTTTAGCAGTAGCTTTATTGCTTGCAGGTAACACAGATATCAATTCATTATTAGATTTTTTTCTAACAAATATTCTGTAATCTGCCATCCAGATATGAGGAAAATAAGAAGGTAATTCTTTTACTGTTTGAAATTCAGGACCACCATATTTAGAACCCATTTCATTATAGAACTTTAATGATTCTTTTAATCCTCTTCTTAATGTTTTATAGACAAGAATTTGATTATCATTAAAATTAAAGTTATCTCTTAATGCTTTGTTTGTTAAGTCACCTTCTTTTTTACTGTATAGTCTATTATTTTTTTTGTTAGTTGTAGCAAACTTTTCAATGGCAGGTAAAGTTTCTACTACTTGATTTAAATATTTAGAATTATTCTGAAGGATAGCTTCGATAGAATCAGGATGTCTACCTGTTTTTGCGTATTGGTTAGCAGGCAATACACTTATTTCTGTTTTACCTTTAGGGCTTAAACCTTTAATAACATTTACAAAATAAGGATTATCTTTTTGAAATACAGGATTACGTAATAAAGAATCAATAGTATTTTCTGATGCAATTCTATTTTGTGTTACTAAATCTACACCTTTTTTAAATAAAGAATTAGTTGTCTTAGATACAAATCTTGCAGGGGCTAATTGAAAGATAGCTTCATTAATAATTCCTTTAAACCCTTTAACTTGTATATCTTTTTCTGTAGGAGCATATTCATACTCTTTCTTTTTTGTTTTTTTATTTATTTTAACTTTTTCAGGTTTTAATAAATTACTGACTACTTGTTGTACAGAACGTAAGTCTAAATACTCTTTTGACATTTCTACATGGGCGTTAGCTTTGCTATAGTTATCTCGTAAAGTAAATATTTCACCCTCTAACTTATTAAGTCTTTTTTCCATTGAGTTTATTTCTCTTTTACCTAAAGTTTTTTCACCTTTGTTTAGTGCATCTTTAGCTAAAATAAATTGTTCATTTAATTCCGTATATTCTTTTGCTTTGTTCTCAATAACTTTAAACTGTTTACTCGTTTCTAATTCTAATTCTTTAACATATTTATTTTGCTGGTAGTTTTTACCACTAAGATAAGAGTTTAAATCCGATTTAGCATCTCTAAGAGATTTACCTTGTAAATTACCCATAGCACTTAACGCACTAAAAGTAATACCTCCAACCATTTTATCTTCAAAATCACCGTCAGTAACACCATAACCTAAAGTACCCATAGCAGTTACTCTTGTTCTCATATTAAAAGGCTCTAAGGTTTTCATAATTCTACCTAATAAATACCCTTTACCTCCAGCAATGGCAGCTTCTTCTAATCCTTTATCTAATTCTCTTAAAGCATCAGTTGCCGCAAACCCTAAAGGAGCAGACTTTAGTAGTTTTGTAGGAGCAACGTACTCCCCAATAGTAACAGGAGATGCACCGACTGCAGATGTTATTTTACCCACAAAAGTGTCAGGGTCTTCTGGTCTATATCCGTATGTAGCTTTAGTATTAAAGTAAGGATTTTCTGAATGAGGATTATATTGAGCAGATAAATCTTTTAGATAAGATTCTGCTACATCTAAAGCATAAGCTACACCTTCTTCATTATCTTCTTGATACGCACCTTCAATAGATTTACCAAATTTACTCGTAGCATATTTACTTAATTTATTTAATCCTCCGGGTATATTAGATAAGGTATGGTAAAAAGAAGATACACTACTTAAATATCCATATAAAATATCGTTACCAAAACCTTTAATACCATCCATAAATGTTCCCGGCTTTTTTGTAACTCTTTCTGTAGAAAATCCACCCTTATATAAGTCAGCATTATTTTCTACTTCTGCAATATCAGTAAATCCTGTAAAACCCTCAGGTTTATTAACAATTAATGTACCTTTAATAGTATTATAATTATTAACTTTACTCTTTAGTTCTTCACTAAGAGTTCTAACTTTGTTAGATTTTTGTCCTAACTTATTTTTTAATAAGTCTATTTTATTAGTTATGGGGGAAGTTTCCTGTTGAACAACAGGCTCTTTAGGTTTAGCTTGATTAAGCTTATTTAATAACAGTTGGATATCTGCCATTTTAATACTCTACGAAGTATGTTTGTCCGTTAGATATAAATTCTATTAATGTTCCTTCTTGTAATGCACTTAATAAATCCATTATTTCATTTTCATTCATTCTATCAAAATCTAGATTTAATCTAGGTAAATTCTTTTGTGAGTCTGATAAAGCGTTAGTGTTAGCAATAACATTATAACCGTCTTGCATTAA